TTACTGCTTCAGAAACACCTTTAACAGTCATTTTGTCCCACATCTCTGGACCATATGAGCATTCATTTCTTGTTTCCATTTTTTTACATTTTGTGCAATAACGGATTTCTTCTTTCTCTTCTGTTTTCACGTTAATTGCTACTCCTCTTCTTTCTGGATTTGGATCTTTACGATTCTTGCGACGGAATGCTGCTTCTTCTTCACCCTTATTAAGAGTGCGCTTCATTTTACTTGAACCACACTTTGGTTTTGTGGTTTGTCCTGGTTGTTTTGCACAGGGTTTTCCTGCATATTTACCACCCAATTGAACCCAACCAGGGGTGCCATCAGAAGCGCGACTCTTAGTAAACCAGTCATGCAGAGAATCATCACCACTCTTCGTCTCCTCGTAGGCGAGACCTCTTTTAGTATGTTTAAGTTCACCTTTTTGCTTTGCAATTAATTTTTTAGATAAAGTTTCTGCATCAACACCTGTCGGATTTTCATCTGGAGTTTTCTTTTTTGGATTGTCATAAACATCCACATCACCATCAGCATCACGATCAACATACTGAACTGTTGAGTGATGGACCAATTGCTTTAGATCAAGATTGGGATCTAACTGATGTTGTTTCCCCTTGAGATGTGGTGTTTTATGTGAAAACTTTTGATATTTCATTCAACTGGTTTTGATTTTGTTTCCTCACCTTTTGCTCTCTTTCTTCTCGCTGCACAATGAGCACGTTGAGAAAAACCTTTTGGGTTTGAGCAATCAATACTCTTTTTATATTTATTAGTCCATTCTTCTTGAAACTCTTTAAATGATTTCATGCTTCTATTGCAGTAAAGACAACTTTAAATGTAGTATCGCTTGCAAACGCAGGATAACCGAGTAAGCGTAATGATCCACTACTTATATCTGTTGAAAATGTTGCAACTCCTATTGGTTGATTAATGGTTCCATACTCAGTCATATATGTAGTTGTACCGTCATGAATAACGTTAATGTTAGTCATGTTATAGTTTGTTCCTTCGGTTACTTGAATTTGATAATTTACAGATCTGTAAGTTGATGCACTAATTGACATAACAACTGCTGCACCTAATCCAGATGTTGTCAAGATACCGGATTGAATATCACCTGCAATTAACTCTAAGTTTGATGCAGATACAGGAGCAAAAGTAAATTCACTTGTTGATGCATTATATCTTAAAAATCTACCATCACCTAGATTTGTGCTGTCAACATCACTTAACCCAACAAGAGTAGATGGTCCACTACTTAAAGCAGTGCTTGCAATTCCAACCCAATCCGTTCCATTAAAAATTAAAAGTTTGTTTTGACCTGTGCTTTCGTCAAAACTGACATCGGCAAGGTCTTTTACAAATCCAGCACCGCCACCGCCGATGCTTGCAAGTTGCATCTGGACTCTGTTAATAAAAATTCTATAATGATCCTGTAGATCTTTAAGAGTTACATAATTTTTATCTAAAGGTGTTAGTGGATCGGGATTTTTTGTTGAAGGTGGATCTGCGAGATCTTCTGTTAAAAGTTTTTTCTCATCAAATTTTTCTAAAATTGATTCTAATTGAGAAATTTTTTCTAAAAGTTGATTATTTTTCTTCTCAATATCATCAATTTTGATCTTTGACAGAGTTTCTTTTAAAGTGTCTTTCGCATCTTGAATATGTTTTTCATTTCTAACAAAGTTAATTTCTAAGTCTTTTACTTTGTCTAAGATATTTTGCTCAAAATATCCAACCTCATTTTTTAGGATATCATAATATTTTGTTGTGCTAATATCTAAATTGCTTTGAAGATCACTAACATCTTTAGTTAGGTTTTCTTCTAAATTTGTTATCTTCTCTGAAAAAATATCAAGTCTATCGGAATAATTTTCAAGTTTTTTATTCTCACTTATTTCTCTATTTCTAAAGTCCTTATGTAAATTTTCATATGTATTTGATATAGATGATATTTCATTTTTAGAATCAGATATAAAAGATTCTATTTCGGAAATTTTAGAACTTAAAGTCTCATCAATAATATTTTTTTCTTGAGTTACCTTCTTCTCTAAATCTTCAACTGTTTGATTTACTTTTAAAATATTATTTTCAATATTTTCAGTTAATCTTTTAATATCGTTTTCGTTTTTAAGAGAAGATTCAACTAGTATATTCCTATATTTGGGAACTTCTGAATTTATAAAACTATCTAATTCTTTTTTTATCTCATTAATTCTAAATTGATGATCTGATTCAATTTCTTCGTATTTTCTCTCAATATATTTTTTTGATTCCGATAACTTTTCTTCTGTTCTTGTTTCAGTTTCTGCAAAAAACTTCTTATATTTTGGTAATTCTTTTTCTAAAGTAAAATCTAGTTTCTTCTCTATAGAAAAAACATTCTCTTTTATTTCAAAAAGATTATTTTCATTAATACCCTGAACAGTTTCTGTAATTGATAACAATTTTTCTGATATTTGCTTATCAATTCTTTCAACTTCTAGATCTAATGTTTTTTTATAATCAATAAATCTTTCATCAATCCTTATTTCAGACTGCGATACAGAATTTTTGATTTTGGGAACTTCTACATCCAAAAAATCTTCAATAGTTTCTGATAAAGATAAAAATTCATCTTTAATATCTAATAGAGTTTTTGAATTTAAATATTTTATATTATCCTGAACATTTTTAATAGATTCCTCAACAAAAAACAGTTGAGACATCATTGCATTATCAAGATCTTCTTTTTTAATACAAGTTTCAATTTCTTCTTTTAAAAGATCTATGCATTCTGACAGGTTATTTACTTTTTCAATATTTGACTTAAACCCATCTATGTTGTTAGTAAACTCTGTTAATGACTGAATATTGCTTAGATTATATTTAAAAACGTCAAATGCTTCTGTTAATTTTTCTATTTTTTCTGGAGCAGCAGAATTTAACTCCTCATTAACAAGGTCAAGAGAATTTTTGGAATTAATATCATTAAAAAATTCTGAGGGTTTTCTTAGGGGCACCTACTATTACTCCATATTCATCTATAATAGTATTTATTTTACAACAAATTTATTCCTTATCCAAATCTTTGTTTTTCAAAAGTTTTGCCAGTTCTGCTGTAGAACCAACAAAAAGTGCATTAGTTACATTTGAAGGACCTTTTGCTTGCTTTTCTTCTTCAACTTCTTTTAGTTTTTTCTGTAGATCCATCAATTTATCAGTAGCATCAGCAACATTTTTAATCAACTGACCTGCAACTTCATATGCTCTTGGCATCTCACTTTCTTGGGCTAGTTCAAGAATTCCATTAATAGCTTCCTGACCTTTTTCAATTAAACTATACAGATTACCTCTAGTATACTCATAGTCCTTTTTAATATCTTCTACTGACGATTTAATATTTTCAATTTTTTCAATTCTTCCTTCCGGTTCGCTTGATACAACCTCTCCCTCAACATTAAATGCTTCATTCAAATCGTCAAATTTTTTTGTCATTTTCATACCGTGCCACCACTAAATCCAAAGTCATCACCCTCTTCAATTAGAGCATTGTCTGCAGTTGTAATTGATTTAACTTCTGCACCTCTCAAATGAGATGTAATTGTTGTTCCATCTTTTCCTCTTTCAACTGTCAATACATTACCACTCTTGGACTTGACATAGACTTCTTCACCTTCAATGTCCAGATAGGTTTTTACAGTTATTGAACTTGCATCATCAACTGTTAACAGTGTGTCTGTAGTTGTTGTATCTTTTGAGAGAGTTGTGACAACAGTTCCTGTATAGTTTTTGATTGCTCTTGGAGTTGAAGTAAAAACAACTTCTCTTGTTGTATTTGAAAGATCTGTTCCAGTAAGATAACTGACTTTTGCAGATTTGATAATATCTTTTGTTGCGCTGGAAGTAGGTCCAAAGAGATATGTCTTTGCAGTAAATCTTAAAGTATAAAGAAGTACTCTTCTTGTTGAAAAATCACCTTCATAATCATCTTGCATAGTCACATTTTCTAAGATTATTGGAATATCTCTTTTTTCTTTTATCTCCTCTACCAATTCCACAGTTAAATTATATGATGGTTGAAAATATGGTAAAATTTGCTCAACAATTTGCAAAGCATCATCATTTAACTTTGTCATAATGCTCAGTTCAAATTGCATATTATAAGGAACTGGCATATATGACTTTTTAGTTTCGGATCCATCGGTTGAATCCTTCACCAAAAATGTTTGAGTTGTGGTTACTTTTCTTGACGGATCGTATGTCAACCCAGTAAATTCAAATGACATTCTTGGTAATGTCAAAGATGTTGGTTTATTTAAATCTGGTGATTGATTTAATCTAGCCAAGAATTTTTGAGTTGGGCCATAAGCCAAGGGAACCTTAACAACACTTACAACTTGATCGGAAGAGTTAGTGTGCTTGATTGAAATATTATTAAAAAGTGTGCCAAAAGCTATGACAGTTCTTCTTAAAATTTCGTTGTAAAAATACTCAAACATGGTTAGATCCCTTTATAATATTATTAAAGATAATAAATGTTATTTATGGAATCCCAAAAGGATTGCGCTCAGAAAAGTCTACAATTAAATCTGCTTCTGTTTCTATTTCAGAATTACTTGAGAATCCGTCGTTTGGTGGATTTAAATCTACTACTCTCAATTGATGAGATGCTGCAGATTCTGACCCAACTATGTCCTCTCCAATCTGGAAAGATCCAGTAACTGATGCAACTTCAAGTTGATTTGTGGATGAGTTCCAAGATCTTACTTTTGCGGTTGTTCCACTTATAGATCCAGTTACAGTTTCGTTGAATACAAAGTCACCCGTAGAGTTTATGGATGGTGAAGTAACTGTAATGGTTGGTGCTACACTGTATCCAAGACCAGCGTTAGTAATTCTAATTGCAGTTATTGTTCCAGCTGCACTTACGACTGCTGTCGCTGTTGCGGATTCAGTTGTAACACCAGTCAAGAATATTTCGTCGGTAAATGTAACCTGTGGTGCAGATGTATATCCAGCGCCAGCATTTGTAACAGTTATTATACCAACAACACCATCTCCAATAGTCGCTGTGGCAGCAGCTCCTGCTCCTCTACCACCGATGAATCTTATGCTAGGGGCAACTGTATACCCTGCACCTGGATTAGTTATATCAGCTCTTTGAACTGATTGTGCATTTGGATTTACATTGTCTGTGCAGACAACAATTCCGGAAATCATTACAGCAGTTGCTATTCCCGTTATTCCTCCAGTTGGTGCTGAAGATATACCAACTGTAGGAATAGATGAATACCCACCACCCCTATTAGTAATAGTGATAAGTCTAATACCACCAGAAGTAATAATACCAGAAACGGCAGTTGCAGTAACTCCAGTTCCTACAAGAGTAAGAGTTTGTGTATTTCCCAGAATCGTTGAAATACCATCTTCGGTTTGACCGATAGATCCCGATTCACCGATACCACCAACCAATACATCATCAATATCAGACACACCAGTATCAATAACTTCATCTTCATATCTAAAGAGTTCACATTTTAGTTGATAAACATAATTTTTTTGAAGTTGATAAAATGGTTTCTCATGCTCAACAAATTTAACTTCAAATAATCTGTCACCTAAGGGGAAGTATATGAGATCACCTTCTTTAGGTCTGGTTGATAATTTTATATTTGACTCATTTTTTATCAATGGTGAAATATAAGTCTCAAATCTTTCCCTAGAAATTGTTAGTGTTATTTCTTGAGTTTGTTGAATACCAAATTTTGACAAAATTGTTGCATTGTCAGAATATCCATCAAAATTTTCTAAATACGCTTCCAATGGATATGCGTCATCAAATACAGATTGTATAACCTCTCTCAGTACAGTTTTTTCTGTTATATATTTTCTCGGTAAATAATGAATTTCAACACCATACATTCTCAACTGTTCGTTGATCAAATCTTGAATTAGATTCTGCTCAGATCTAGAACCTTGTTGAAAAAAAGGATTAAGCATGTTCTTAACCGATCATGTCTAAAGGTGGAAGTTCATAAGTAGACATCATTTTTTCGGATATTGCATCAAGTTCTTTTTGTGCATCATCATAAATTTGTCTTCCATTTAACTCAACCCCACCTGGAAGTTTTACTCCTTGGAACTTAATTAAATTTTGTCCCCACTGTTTTTTAATAAGAGATGTCAAATATTTTTTTAAGAAAGAGTCATTCCAAACTCTTGTATAATCGTTTGGATCTAACGCTCTATAGCAATCAATAATTAAATAATCTCCAGGAACTACACTACCCCAG